CGCCAGCCCCCAGACCGTATCGGAGAGGATCGACGTTGCCGTGACGGTGTTGCGGCCGAAGCCGAGGAAGCCGGTGGAATCGTCCTTGATGACGACGCCCTGTGGGTCGGCCTGGTGCGCGCCGAAGTAGGGAGCCATGCCGTGAACCTGGCATCCGTTCGCCGATTCGAGGTAGTAGTCGCAGCTTGTGGGATCGCCGCCCGCCGCCGTCACCGCCGCGGCGCTGCGCCCCTTGGAGGCCCACGGGCAGTTCAAACCATCGTTGTAGTTCTTCCAGCACTGGCGGCTGAGCTGCCGCTCCGGGTACTGGTTCATAATCTGGAAGAACCCGTCGGAGCACGTGACCGGGAAGATCGGCGTCCCGTCGCTGGTGAAATTCTGGATGACGCCCTTCCAGAGTTGCAGCAGAATCCCGGAGTTCACATGGAAAAGGCAAAGGTCGATCTGGGCGTATTTCAGGTCCGTGTCGTTGGCGAGCTGCGTCATGACCCGGTCGCCGTTTCCGAACGTGAAGCGGACGTTGTCGGACGTGCCTTTGATGTCCTGCGAGATCAGGACGTCGGAGCCAGGCTCGCCGATTCCGATCAGGCGCGGCAGGTATAGCTGGCCGCCCACCGTGACGCGACGGTCTGAGACGTAGATGTCGGCGACCGCAGATTCGCGCACGCGAATGTGGATCAGTGGGACGATCTGCTGGACTTCGGAAAGCAGTGCCGTGGACAGCGCGGTCGAGGGGAATCGTGGGCAGGTGGAGTTGACTGCGTATGTGGGGGCTTGTGTCGGATCGACGACCTCAATGAGATTCAACCCGACCTGGACAGCATTGCGCAGGTATTCGAAGGAGATAGGCGCCTGCTCGAAGCTGACCAGCACGGCGCTGGTGCTTCCATCCGGGTTCGGGACGTTATACGTGAACGCGGTCCAGGGCCCCTGCATGGATTCCCAAAACGCCTTGAGCTGGCGGGATTCCGCCCAGCCAAGGTTTGGCCGCTTGAATTGGAACTTGCGCGGGCCGATGCCGGCGTAATACCGCTGCTCCTGCTTGGCATCGAGCGTGCCGAAGCGGTGGACAATCACTTGGCGTTCGACGGAGAAGCCGAACGGGTGCTGCGTAGTGAGCGGGAATGTCTGGCCGGAGTTGATCACCGTGGCGACGGTGATGCGACCGATGGAATCCGACATAAGCGATTCAATTTGATGAGGGGGGCGAAGCCGATCCGGACGATACGACCATCAAGTCGTCATTCCGGATCGCTTCCACGACGAGCGTACGCCCGCACATGCACCCGACCACACGCTGGGTATCTGGTATCTCTAACTGGCGGCCGCATGGGCAAGTGAAGCATAGGACGGATGTCAGTCTCATCAAGCTACTTCGATCAACTCCAGCCCCTGCACATTCGACCTTGCAAGGTCTGTAGCCTGCGCCCAATTCCCGCGGAACACCACGGTCACCCGCCCCTGCGTGTTGTTGCCGGTGGGATCGTAGTTGCTGCCGATCTGCTGGCCCGCAGGCAAGTCGAACGGATTGTAGAAGGCGAACGGCGTCAATCCACCGCTCTGCGAAACCCAGAAGCTGAACAGCGCCGAAAGCTGCGAGGCGCTCAGCCGCTTACTGAGCCGGAAGGTCCGCCGCGAAGTCTGCGCCAGCTGCGAACGCTGAACCGTCCCGTCGTGATACTGGTTCTGAAGCTGCGCATATTCCCGCAGCTCCGTGAACGCGGTGCACAGCGATAGCGGCATCACGCCGTTGGGCGCGGCTTGCTGGAGATTTCCCGGCATGGGTTATGCGACGGTCAAACCGGGCAACTGCATGTTGGCCGCTTGCTGTGTGCGGCCATAGCCCGAACCCTGCGCCGCCATCGACTGGTCCGTCACGAACTCCGGCGTCACGTACTGGCCAGTCATGAACGGCGCGAGGGCGGCACCGCTCACATTGAGCGACAGATAGGTTGGCCCCACGCCGCCAGCCGTGTTCGGGCCGCCGGGCGTGGGGTACGTGCTGCCCGCGATCCCGCCCAGCGTGGGCAGGTTCGAGCTGTACATGTGCCAGGCGTTGTTCTGGAAGCTGGCCTGCTGATAGAGATTGCCGCCCTGTTCCACGAGGCTCCCAGCGTACGGCGTCGTGGCCGATAGGGGCATCTTCTGGCCAGTGGCCTCCGAATACAGCATCACGAGTTGCCGCACGCTGGGCGACCGGACCGCCACAGAAATGCTTCCACCAAACTGTTGCTTCGCGATGTCGACGACCTGTTTGATGGTCCCGCTGTTGGCGGGAATGTCGATGCCGTAAACAGACTTGATATCGTCGTGCGCGGTCTGGTTGAGCGATTTCACGCCGAAGAGCTTCTCCAGCGCCCCAATCTCGAAGCCGAAAGAAGCGCCCGCTGCGGCGCCCAGCGGCCCGCCGATTTGGTTGCCGATCAAGGCACCACCTGCAGCGCCCTGGATCGCGCCGGTCCACGAGCCGGCATTCGAGATCAATCCGCGCGTGGCGAGGCTCAAGCCGGCGACACCGGCGGCAGGCGAACTGGCCACGCCCTCGATGCCGCCGGCGATCACGCCGCCCGTGGTCCAGGGATAGGCGTTCCATGCATCCTCGTTCCAGACCGCGCCCTTGAGGTTGGAGAGTGCTTGCGAAAATCCGCCCTTCGAAAACAGGCCATTCACGCCGGAGGTTGCGGCCTGAGTGCCCGATCCGCCGCGCAGGATCGTCGCCAGCGGGTTCGAGGCCCACGGCGCAGGGGAATACCCGCCCATCGGCGATGAACTCCAGGGTGCTGGAGAATATCCGCCACTGGGGGCGGCCGCGCCACCCGAACTCGCACCGGCCGGAGAGTAGCCGCCCCACATGGCGGGCAAGCTCGCAGCGACAGCGGTGGCGCCGCCCGTCGCAGGAGTCGAGATCGCGGGAAGTGAAATACCAGCGGCGCCCGGAATGCTCAGTGGTGCCGCGAACGCGGGCGCGCCGATACCCATGAACCCGGCCAGCACCGAGGTCAGCATCAGAATGGCACTGGAGTTCTGCCGCGTGGCCGTCGTGTTGTCGGCTGTGACCGTGAAAGGGTCTTGCTTGCTGCCAAACACGCCATGGAAGATGCTAGAGAGGCCGCCTTGTCCGTCGCTGCCATAAATAAGCGGATGGATGGCGCTCGCGATCATCCCTCCCAAGCCTTCAGTCACGGGCTTTAACACGGCCTCGTGGATCGTGTTGCCCAACTGCTTCGGGAAATCGCCGGGCTTCGTAAAGAGCGTGTGCAGCAGGCCGGACGCGGTCTTCTGAATCTCATCCACCTCACGCTGCAATTCCTCGGCGTGCTTCCTCTCTGCCTCCGCGCGCTTCTCCTCCAATTCGTCCTGCGCCTGGGTGAGGTCCGTGTAGAGCTGCTTTTGCGCCTCGGCTGCCAGTACCATCCGCCGGGCAGCATTGTCTTCCCGCTCGATGCGCGCCAGCTCGATCTGCGCCAACTGGACCGCGAGGTCGACGCGAATCCGGTACGCATCCTCCGGCGTCTCCGCCGCCTTGGCCTGAAGGGAAGCGCGGCGCCGCAAGGTCTCCCGCTGCATCTCGACGCCGATGTCCGCGATCCGATCTTGAGCTTTGAAGACCTCCTCCCACTCCTTCAACTGCTCCTTGGAGGGAAGGAACATCGCCATCGTCTCCTTCTGGCGGTCCGCCCGGCGTTTTTCGTCGTACTTCTCGAACTCCTCTTCCGACTTCTTCAAAATCACGGAGGCCTGCTCATCCGCCGATTTCCGGATGGCGGCGATCTCGCCCTCGGTCGCTTTCACCTGTGCAGCCTGCTTCAGCAGAAGGTCGCGCTGGTAGTAGATCTTCTCGATAGCCGAAAGTTCCGATTCGTCGCCCCGCTTTTCGAAGCTGGCGGCCTCGCGCCGGAATTCCTTGAGTTGTTCCGATTGATTCTTCTCCGCGTCCAGGGCCGCCTTCCACTGTGCCTCCGTAGCTTGCGCCGTCCGGAGCTTACCGGAAAGATCGGTGACTTCCGTTTTCGTAAGTAGCTTCTCAGGCTCGAACAGTTCCTTATGGTATTTCTCCACGTCCTTCTTCGCGTCGGAATAAGCCTTCTCCATGCCCTCGTGGGTGCCGAAGAACCGGGCGCGGAGGCGATCCGTCTCGTCCTTGCCCGCGCGCAGGTCCGTCCGGCGCGTGGCCTGCGCGGCCGCGTCGAGCATGTGTTGGAGGTTTTCGATTTCCTTTTGGATATCGGCTGCCTTTCGCATGCGGCCCTGCTCCTCATCTGTGGGCGCGAGCATCTGGACCCAGCCGAAATTGCCGACAAGATTCTGCTGCTGGGTCCGCAGGTCCTCGATGCGCTTCAGTGTGGCATCGCGGTCCCGCATAATATCGGGCGCGCGACGCTCCATGTCGGCCAGTTCCCGGCGATGGCCAGCACGCGACATGCTGGCGCCATAACCGCCCGCAGCCCGGACCTGTTCTGCGTCCTGACGGGCTTGGTCCTCTTCGCGGTGCTGCCGCTCGTCGTCGCCCGCCGTGCCGATGTTGTTGAGGAACCAATCGACGCCCTTGCCCACCCAGGACACCGTGATGACGATGCCTTCCTTGAACTTGCGCACCAACGCGTCCCACTTGGTTTCGAGCTGCGCCACCTCCCGCTGGTATTCCTGGAACCGGCGCACATCGTCCTCGGTCGGCCCGAAACCCTGCTCGTGCGCGACGCGCAGGTTCTCGTTCAACTCCGTCATGAACGGAATCGCTTCTACACCGACCCGCTTGAACAGGTCCATGGCGGCCGCGTCCCGCTGCAGGCCCTCAGGCAATTTGTTCAGACCTTCGGAGATCTCCACCAGGATTTCCGACGTGGGCTTCAACTCACCGGCGGCGTCATGCAGGTCGATCCCCATCCGCTGCAAGGTGGCCCGCGCCTTCTCGCCTTCCCTGGAATTCTCGTCGGCCGCCTGCGACAGGCCGCGCATCAGTCGTTCCACGATCGAGATGTCCTGGCCAACAGCGCGCGCCGCAAAGCCAAACTGGCCAACTTCTTTCGCGGTCAGGCCAGTACGCAGCTCGGCATCCTTCACTTTGGTGCCGTACTCGCCCAGGCTCTTGGCCGCCTCGAACGCCGCCACACCGAACCCAGCCAGTGCGGTCGCGCCCGCTATCACGCCCACGCCGAACGTCCCCAACGTGGAAAGCAGCGAGCCCATGGCGCCTTTCGCTCCCTGGACGGGATTCTCGATGAACTGGGCAATGCGATCTCCGAACGATTTGATGGATTCTGCCTGCTTCCGGACGGCCTCCTCAGCCTCTTTGGCGGCCTTCGTGGCAGCGGCTTCGCGTGCGGCCTTTTCCTCCACCGCGATCATCTTCTCGTAGGACCGGGTAATCGCATCGATGGCCGCCGGCTCCTTCGCATACCGTTGGAGAAGCTGGTCCCGCTGGGAGATGAGGCGGTCGACACCGCTCTTGCCATAGGTTTCAGCCTGCTTTTCGAGCGAGGCGATGAGGCGCTGCACACTGGACCGTGTTTGGTCGGTGATCCGGATGACCTTGCCATGCGCCGATTCCGCTTTCTTTTCAAAGCTGTCGAGGCCGGCGTTAGCCTTATCGACTACCGGATTGACCTGGTCCTCGGCTTCGAGGACTACACGTTCTGCCTGGTCTCCCATGATTATGCCGCCGGCCTCAATGCCGAAAAATATACAGCCGCGCCATACTGTCTATAGCCCGCCAACTCGGTGCCGCCCGCTGCCACTACCAGTGGGCGATATCCAACCATCACCGCTAGCAGTGCCGAGCGGTCACGCGGCGACACGCCCCACTGGTGCTCACGCTGGTTGTTGTAAAAAGCGATCTGCGAGGCTGTCTGCTTCCGGCCAGGCATGGCCTCATCAAGGAAACCGATCACCGCACGATTCTCGTTGACGGTGAGGACCTTGAGGCACCGCAAAGTATGCCCGCTCCAGGTCCAGTCGCGGATGGGCTGGAGGCCGCGCGCGGATTTGTAGTCGGGATATCCGCGGCGGCCAGGCTTGCCGGGCTTCAGCGGGGCGGCTGCCTGATCGTAGATGTTCTGCCCGCTTTGGATGCGCGCCCGGATCGCATCGGCCAGTACCTGCGCGAAGCCCTGCATCTCATCGGCGGTGTATGGCGAATACACAAAGCGGGCGCGGCGAACGACAGTTTGGAATCGGGGCATGGTTACTCTGGCGGAATGCGCGGCGGAACAGCAAGTCTACAAATTCTCGACGGCACTCAACGTCCTCATCGTGCCGTTGGTGACGCCGGCTGGTAAGCTGAAATCAAAGGACGGCGCAAATCATGCATAGCCGGACCAGAACGTCTCTTGCGAGGCTCTTCATGGCATCTCTGGTTCTCTGGATGCCGACCAGCTCTGAGGCGGGATTCATCAAAGTCTGGCAGTTGAAAGAAATAGCCACAGCCCCTGTGCTCGTAGTCGGCCGTGTCCTCGCCGTCCAGAAAAGGGAGCGCGCTCCGGACGGTTCGGTGCCATGGAAGGCCGAGACGTGGACGATGACGGCTGAAATCCAGGTCCTGCGTTCCTACATCCGTTCCGGCCAGCCCGTGATGGCCGACCGGCTCCAAGTTCATTTTTTGTCATACGGGCCAAGCGTTACCGCATTCGTTAACGGCTACCCACCACCGCTACCGAATCTCAATTCCGGTCAAGTGCTTGTCCTCCCCCTTCAGGAAAACAGGAATCCGGCTTCGGAGCTGTGGCGGCTGATAGCGGATTCAGGCATGGACCTCACAATCCCGACGCGAGCGGATATTGCACAGTCCGGACCACCGCCGGTTGCTTCACGCGTCTTTCTCATCCGCGAGATCGCTAACGCGCTTGGCCGGGGGACACCGCGTGAGGTTTCCGCCGTGTCCGGATTTCTGACTGGCCAGGACGAGGACATGGCTGGTGAACTCATGCCGGTCTTGGAGGTTATGATTGGCGAGAACGGGCAGCGATGGGCGGAAGTGGCTGCCAATCTCCTGGCCGCACAAGGGATTCCTCGGCCCAGCACGGCGGATCTTCTCGTGGGAAAAGTTGAACCGAAGGACTGGCCCACGCGTGCAAGCTTGTTCCTGGCGCAGGCGGCGTTCCGAAAACTGAGGCCGTCTCCCGAGACTGACACTCTTTTGATCAAGACGTGGATCGCGGAGGCGCCACTGAATGCATGGGGATCTGCAAATTCCCTTATTGAGTTCGCGGACAATCCTGTAACGACTGAAACACTTCGATCGGCCCTTGATAATGACGTGCGCGGATCATCCTACATCGCCCTGGTGCTCGTGCGAAACGGTAATCGGTCCATTCTTCCAGACGCCTTGTCCCGAGCCCTGAAAGTAGCGGATCGCCCGGATGCCGATTCTACGGATCTCCAGGGTGCGGCGGCGCTCCTGCGGGATTATGGGAGTGATCAGCAACTGAAGCAGCTTGCGATTTTGGTGCGTAAGTACCAATCACTGGATGAAAAGTTCTACCGAGTGTTATGGCAATATGCCACCGAAGCCGGAAACCCACGCGAAGCACGGGTGCTTGCCGTTGTGCTGCGTGACCGCCGCACAGTTTTCGATGATACGCGGTACTGCGATTTCGCCGTTGGGGTACTCGAAAAAGCAGTAGGTCAGCACTTTGGTCCCCGCGGCAAGGCAATGAAAGAACGCGATGATGCGGTGTCGCGGGCGCTAGCATGGATCGAGTCCCAGGGCCTCGCGAATTGACTTACCCCCGCGCCGCCTCGCTCTTGCAGCGGAGATCACGTCAATATCACCGGCGGGATAGCCTGCGGAGCAGCAGTTCCTGGAAACTCTGTGCGCCGTTGTCCTCGGCTTTGATCTGCTCCTGACGCTCTGTTTCGATCAACTCCATCACACGAAACTCTTCCTCCATGAGATCCGCGAGCGTGATCGTGATGCCCATCGCCTTCGCGTTGAGAATCCTGAAAGAACGTCGCACCAGGACGCCATTCGGCGTATCCATCGCCTCTTCGAGCAGATTCTTGGGGCAGCCTGGCCCGTGGCTGACATCGATTGCCTTCCAACCGGCGCCGCACGCGGGACAGCCATCCAGTTCAGTCTGCGCCGAATAGCCGCACTCGCGGCAGCGAAAGACGCGGTCCGGGCACTCTTCCTCAGGCCCGCAAAGCGTTCCCTGGCGCAGCACCGAGCGGATCAAGAATCGAACGCCCGGCCCCTCCGGAGAGTCGCCGGGCGCGGCTATTCCGGGTCTTCGTCGGCCTCGATCGCCAGTTGCGCGATCACCTCGGATACCGCCGCCGACTTGTGAACGATGGGCACGGCGCCAACGTAGCCGTCGTCCGAGGTGTGCAGTTTGTCGTAGAGCGCACCGCTCGGCTCCAGGAACGCCCGCGTTTCGATCGACCGGCGCGCGGCCACCACGCTGGTCGAAGCCCGCTCGTGATCCTGCATCTCCTTGGCGGTCGGCATCCGGAGGACATGCGTTACACGTGCGCCGGGCACCTTCATCTCGATCCGGTAGTTGATGCCCTCGCGCTCGACGTTGGCCACGGTGCAGCGCTCGATGCGGCAGATCACCATGCCGGCTTCGGCATCATCGAACTCCGGCCCATCCTTGTCGGTGCGGATCTTGGCGAAGAGTTCCGCGTTGATCTTCGGCAGTTCCACATCCTCGCTCTGTGACTTCCCACGCCCGAGGAAGTGGCGTACGGTGCGCTGGGCACGCGCCCAACCACACCATTCTTCGTCGGAAGGGAAACGCACCTCGCACCGCTTCTCGCCGCCCGAAAGGATCGGTACGACAAACGGCTTCGACGCATCAAAGCCCGTCTTCTTTTCGGTATCCATTTGAATCTCCTATTGGCAGATGCCCTGTAGCGGCGTGGTAATCGTCATCGTCACCATCCCGTTGGTGGGGTCGTAGAGCTGAACGCCGGTGATCTGGAGCGTCACGATACCGTCCGTGTTCCCGAGTTCGGCGACGTTGAAGCCCATCTTCTGGATGAGCATCGTGAACGAGTTGTTGGCGTCGCGGGTCATGGTGAACGTGGCCGTCCCGGTAGTCAGGTTGATCAGGTTCGCATACTCGGTCGACCCCGCCTGCACGCGCACCACAAACTGGACCGCGAAGGCGCGGTCGCCCCACTCGAAGCGCCCCTGGATTTGGTAGCCATCCTGAGCTCCCGAGCCAGGGAAGAAGCCGGGCCGGAAGTTGTTCTCCCAGGAGGCTTCCATGGACACGAACTGTTTGGCGCTGCCGCCAGAAAGGTAGTTGATGCCGTTGAAGGTCAGAGCGCTGATCATGCCGGCATTGAATTCATGAGGCGTGGAGATGGCCGGCAGTGTGATGCCACTGGGCGATGTGTACTGACCAGTGGTGACACACTCCACCGCGCACATCGCGCTCGCACGGCCTGGAGAGTTCTTGATGGAGAGCTTCCAGCCCTTGACCGCGCAGCCCACCAGCATTTCGTCCAGCACTGCCGAGCCACCGGGCCGGATCTGCTGCACGAACGAGAAGTAGGGCAACTCCAGGCCGGTCGGGTTAGTGGCTCCAAGCGCAGGAACGATGGTGTAAGTGTACGGACCGCTGCCGCTCACTGTGACGTTACCCATGGAGAACGACATCGCCCATGCGAGGAACTCCGACGAGGCGTACTTCGAGAGCTCGTAGGCCGGCATGTTGTAATGCGACTTGAAGAGCTGCGTGGGGAACTCGTGGCCCTTGCCGATTTCTTTGGCGTCGTCCTCGTTCACCGGAACCTTGGCCCACGGCTTGGTATTGAGATTCGTGTGACGCCAGATGGTGGCGACTAAATTCGCCGTTCCGATAGCGGTCTGTTTGCCGAATCCCCAACCGTTCAGCAATTCACTGATGTTGGCCATGCTGGTTTTCCTCCTCAGCCACAACTACCGGCTTCTGCGCTGCCGCCGACGCGGGAACCTGATGCCACCCAGACGCCATGAGAGGCGTAAGCTTTTCGGTGGTTGCCTCGACTTCCTTCACCTCGCCCTCAGGCGAGCGCATGAATACTGAATCCATAGCGTTCTCCTCACTCCCCGCCGGGATTACCTTGCTCCACCAGCGTTGATTGCACTTCGAAGTAATCGAGTGTTGCCCCGTCCGCGCTCACCACAATCGTGTTTCGCTGCGCGGACGGCAAATCCATGTCCATCGGGTAGCAATCTGGATCGATCTGCAAATGCAGAAGCGATTCCCAGGATGGTGCACCCGCTGGTTTGGCACCCACCAGCAGCCAGAACAGATCGGCATACGTTGCGGTGGAATCCTGTTCCGGCGCCCGAAAGTAAATCGAGAAGCGATGCGCGAAATGCAGGGCCCCGCCCGAGAGACGCCGCGGCGTGGTGCCATTCCAGGCAACCAGGATGGAGCCGGGAGGCATCTGCAGGATCGCCAGCCGCAAATTGTTGTCGGTGGCCAGCCCTTCCATGAACGCGCGGATATTGTCGGCGTCGCCGCCGAGCGCCGTCACCAAGTCCGGGCAGGACTGAAGCGCGGTCACCCATTCGCCAAGAATTGTCTTTGGATTGATCACGACCGTTGAAGAAGTGCCAGGTCGAGCATGCCGTAGGCGTCCGGCTGGCGCACCGCAGTCACCACGTACTGGGCGCCCCAGGCAGTCACCCAATCGCCTTTTGCCGGCGAATTCGAGAAGTCGGAAGGATTCACCGAGATCTCCTCGAAGGTCGCCATCGCACCTGATTCTTCGCGCACGCGTGCGTGGCGGATGGCGCTGATAGTCATGGGATCGCCAACCGCCACGCCTGCTTGTGCGGATTGATACACCACCGGCTCGCCGAACGTCTGCTGCATGACCGCATTCGCCGCCGCGTTAATGTTGGGCCAGTCGGACATATATAATGATGCGGCGGCGCGACGGCCGCGCTTAGTTGAGCGTGATGATGGAGTAGAACACCGTCACGATCATGGTGCCGTTGCCAGTGGCGAAGGCGCCCGTGGCGTTGACGATGTCGATGCCGGTCGCCGATGGCGGTTGGATGACGCCCGTGGGCGGCGGCACTACATTTTCGCTCGCGGCCGCGCTGGTGATGGACGCGGCAGGGATGCTGGACGAGTGCGGCACCACGCCGGTCCCGTGATACTGGAACGACACCGCCCCGCCGCCCGTGAACTGTGTGGCGCCGGGCTTCATCTGTACGATGAACTGATCCACCACGAGTACCTGTCCGGCCGCGGGCGCTGGCAAGATGCTGACCGCCGCTCCGAACATGGCCATGATCTGCGCCGCCGTGAGCGTCACCACAGTTTTCTGAATCAGCGACGGGTCGGTGTCCGCCGCCTGCACCGGACCGAAGCCGAGCGGATTAAGCCGCACGCGAACGGTCGCATCGGTAGTCTGGCCGCCCGGCGCATTCACGCCGCTCGCCTGGCTCAGCACGGCATAGCCGATTTCTTTGTTCGAGACTCCGGCCGCCGTTAACGTGCTGGACGTGGCCTGCTGGGTGGTGTTGTTCCAGAAGACCTTGTCGCCAGGGTTGAACGTGCTCGTGTCCTTGGCCAGGTCGAACACGCCCTCCACCACCAGTTCGCTCGAATCGCCGATGTTCTGAGTGTTCACCGACATGCCGAAGATGTTTCCGACCTGGCAACCGCCGCCACTCAGCAGTGCATAGGGCGCAACGACCGTGAGGGTTTGACCTTTTTGAACGTAATTCTGCATGGGTTTCTCTCCTGTTCCTTGCCGGGGCAGCTTCCGCCGCCCCGGTCTGTTGTGGTTTCCCTACGCCGGTGCGCCCTACTGGCCGGCGTTCTTCTGCATGCCGCGGTAGTCGAGAGCCGCCGCGCCGAAGTCCATGCGCGCCTTGATCTCGACGCCGTCGACCTCGAATCCTTGCTTGGTTTCGATGTATACGCCCTGCTGCCCTTCCAGGTAGCAGTACTCCACCGTGTCGATCTGTGCCGGGTCCGCGATCAGATACCAGCCGGTGGTCCCATTCGTGGCGGCATCGAGACGTGGCTCAACCACCGGGATGAGGCTGCGAACCCACTCCGGCACGACCTTCGTTGCATCCGCCGATGCGATGTTGATCGGGTACACGAGCTGGAGCATGTACGTCTCCAGCGCCGTCGGCACGGCAATAAACCGCGGAATGAGGTTAAGCGGAGTGCCCTGCGGTCCCTTCTGCAACCGCATCGCGCCACGCCCCTTGCCCAGCGCGGTTAAAGGAGCGGAGTTGGCGACGGTGGAATCGATGCTGCTAGCCACGCCGGCCAGCAGATTGGCGTGATTGGCGTGGAACAGCGCCGTGGAGTTCTTATCGCCCGCGTACACCGCCGCCGGATTCGACGTGATGATGCCCCAGACGGTATTCGATTCGAGCTGCGCCGCGGCCACGCCGAGCAACGCCGGGACACGGGTGAAAGCTTGGAGGTCGTCATTGATGATGACCTTGCGCGTCAACGCCACGATCTCGCCATAGGTGCCGAGCGCGTAATTGATGTTGTTGTCGGTCAGGTTCGCCCGGTGGTACTCGCCCTTCTCATTCAGCGCCTGCAAGACGGGGGCATCGGCGAGCATCACCCGGTTGATGGGCTTGAAGTCCTGCGCCGTCACCTGCCGGCAGAACGGTTGGAAGGTGCGGGGATAGGCTTCATAGCCCTGGCGCAAGGTCTTGTTGGCGACATTGGCGAGGATCGCCGGGAAGTCCGAAGTGGATTCGGCGCCGCCCGCGAAGAACTCCGGTCCCCGCGAGGATCCTCGGAGCGCCAGCTCCGCAATCCGCGTCACGTCCATCCCGCGCGGGTTGGTGCCGCGCAGCTCCAGGGCTTCTTTCGCCATGTCGATGAGCTTGAAATTGCGGTACTCGCGGGCCATCTCGACGGCGCGCCGCTGTTGCTCGGGACCGTAGCCATCGAGATATTCCCCGGAGTCGTTGCCGTTGTGGTCCCTGCGCCGCGCCAGGAAGAACCGCCCATCCGCGCGCAGCAACAGGGCCATCTGCATGCAGGCAAGGCGCTGCTCCATGCCGTCGCGGGTCACCGAGACGCCGCCATCGCCGCGAATCGGGAAATCCGGGCCTTCTGCGCCTGCGCGCGGCGGCAGACCCTGCTGGCCCTTCTTCGAGAGATGGGCAAGCAGTTCCTTCCGGGCCTGGTCGACGGACACGCCCTTGGCGATGAACTCGGCTGTAACGGTCTCATCGATCCCGTATTTGATGGCGGTCGCACACAGCGATTGGATTTCGCTGACGCGCTCCCGCTCGGCCTGGACTGCCTCTTCCCGCGCCGCGGCCAAGGCCTGTTCGTTCACAGTACGGGCATCCGCGCCCGTGTCCTGCGTGGTCGTCTGTTCCATTGCAGGTTTCTCCTTTTGCGGGCTGATTGCCCGCACTGAATCGTTCGGTTGCGCGCTCAGAAAGCACGTGTTGAAATCGGCCGGCACGGTGCAGGGGGAGATTTCAAACGGCTCCCAATCGGTGGCCTTGAACATGCCGATTTCCTTGTCGTTCAGGTACGGCGCCTTGCCTTCCGCCTGCCCTTCGACCTTTTCGCGTTTGTAAACGAAAGTGCCAAAGCTGAGGTTCTGCAGGATGCCGGCGCTGGCTTTGCGGAACATCTCGGCCCCGTCTGGATCGCCGAGATCGAATTGCAGAGTTGCCATGCCCTTATCGCCGTTGGGCCAGGCGCGGCGGACCACGCCCAACTGAGCCCGCGTGCCCACCTTGC